CGAAGAGGTTGCTGGCCTTGATTTGCAGGAATACCAAACTCAAATGGAATTGATGGACGCTAACATTCAACAAACTATGGACTACACACGCGAGATCAAAACTGGATTGCGTGATGATATTTTGAGCATCGAGCGCCAATCCGATAGAGTTGAGGACATGGTACGCAAATCTGAGGACAATGTTAGGGAGATGATTGATAAGGCTGAGGAGCGCTTTGAAAATCAGAGAGAACGTGTTAGAGTTTCACAAAGTGGCGAAATGAAAGAACTGGAAGATAAATTGATGGGTAAGTTGCAGAGAGCGCTTGATAACCCATTAGCAGATTAGGATTATAACATGGATGAATTTAAAAAATTTGACGTTGATGGCAATGGATCAATTGATCAGGCTGAATGGGATCGCATGGCGCTGGAAGACAGGCGCTTACGAATGCAGGATGAAGACGCCCAGCGTGATGCACAACGCAGAATGACATGGTATGCCCTGTCAGGGATGCTCCTATACCCCTTTGCGGTCATTCTAGCAGATGTATTTGGATTAATTGAAGCCGCCAAAATATTAGGTTCAATGGCAAGCATTTACTTTGTGTCTGTTGCTGGCATCGTATCTGTATTCTTTGGGGCAAACGCATTAGCGAAAGGAAAAGATAAATGATAGCTGGACTAGGATTATTAGGTAAAGTTGCAGATCTTGCTGGAACTATGATCGAGGGCAAGACCGCTGTAAAGCAGGCTGAAGCCCAAACAAAAATGAAAATAGCTACTGGCTAGATCGATTGGGATATTGCCGCCATGAAAGCCACTGAGAATAGCTGGAAAGACGAGTGGATAACTCTGCTCTTTTCGATACCATTAATTTTAGCGTTTTGTGGCGATTGGGGAAATGGCATTGTGCAAGCTGGTTTTGCCGCGCTATCTAATATGCCTGATTGGTATCAATACAGCCTTGGTGGTATTGTGAGTGCATCAATTGGGATGCGTGGTGTGAGTAAATATTTTGGGAGTAAAAAATAATGTCAAAAACAACAAAAGCGGCAAAAGGCTTGTGGACGAATATTCACAACAAGCGAAAAAGGATCGCGGCTGGTAGTGGTGAGACAATGCGTAAAAAAAATACTAAAGGTGCGCCGACAAATGAGGCGATTAAAAAATCACAAAGAAAAAAGAAAAAGGCATAGCTATGACAGAAGCGATGAAAAAATTGCAAGATAAAGTCGGCGTTGGGGCAGACGGACATTTTGGCAAGAACACGGCTAAGGCCATTGCCCAGCACTACGAGCTATCAAATGAACGAGCCGCCCACCTAATGGGTCAGGCGAGCCACGAAAGCGGTCACTGGCGGCATACCAGAGAAAATCTGAACTACAGCGCGGATAGTATGATGCGCGTCTGGCCTAGCCGTTTTCCTGATCTGGCGTCCTGCGAGGGATATTCTCGAAACCCAACAGCATTAGCTAATAAGGTTTATGGTGGACGCATGGGTAACGATGCTAATACCAATGAAGGCGCTTTATTTTCTGGAAAAGGTTATCTTATGATCACAGGGAAAAATAATTACAGGGCATTCAGCTCCGACATGGGTTTACCTGAGATTATGACAGATCCAGATCTGGTGGCTGAGGATTACGCATTTGATACGGCAATGTGGTTCTTTAATAAAAACAAGTTATTCGACATTGCAGACGATGGCGTAAACGATGAGACAATTTTAAAAATCACTCGTCGAGTAAATGGTGGCACTCATGGCCTTACGGACAGAACAGGCGAAACAAAAAAGATTTATGAGTGGCTCAACGCATAGTAACAATATTGGTAGAGCTGGGGAATTTCTGGCTCTATCAAGATTAGCCTTTGCTGGCATTTCTTGCATTTTGGTACAGCATGAAGTTGACGATGCGTATTTAAAAACGCCAAGCGGCGAACTTCTGACTTTACAAGTTAAGACTGCCAGCAAGAAAACTGGGAATAAAAACCAGTATCGTTGGGGAACAAGCCCAGTGGGAAACAATAAAAAATCCGATATATATGCATTGGTGGCGTATGATATACGAAAGATCTATTGGGCTAGGGGAGATGATCCAATTATCAAAAAAACATCAACTCGCTTGTACCCAGAACAGTTTGTAAATGAAGACGAATTATTAAAGCAAGTAATAAACAGCTTCATAGATTAAATAAACTGCTTGAAGATTTATGTAAATTTACATAATAAAACGTGTGGGTAAAGTCGGGCATGGCTTTCCCACACGATACATTATTTTTTCTTAAAGTAAACGTAACGCAATGACCTTGCCCCTGCGTTACCAATAATTGGCGTGGTTCGCTCGTAAGCGCGGTCAACTAAATTTTGCCTATACAAGACATTTAATGACCAAGCCAGATCTGAAACCCCAAGACCAGTGCCAATCGCAACCATTGTTGTCGTTGCGCGTTTGCCCTTGTCTATATACTTTAGTATAGTTTCAGTTTTCTTTTTTGATATTGGTTTAATTTTTCTGAGATCATTATCACTAATAAAACTTCTATGTGATGATTTGTTTACAGTGATTTGTCGTGGCCTATCAAAAGTTTTGTTAATCTTATTTCTCAGGCCACGTTTAATTTGGCTTTTCTCAAAATTGTAAAGCAAATGGGAATACATGATCTCAAACTTATGCGTAGGCTCATCCATCATTGCTTGGGTGACTTGTTCTTTCGTCGCATAAGCGAAAGTTGGTGTTCTACATTCTCCAGCAGGGCTTGCTGTTCTTTCATCATAAACAGATAGAAGCTCTTGGTTCTCTTCTCTTTGCTCATTAGATCTTCCTGCACCATCAAATTTAATTTTATTAATCGTGTTATCGCTTGGTAGCATTCTTTCGATGTCATTTGTATTCTCCTTATTCATCATCATGGCCTTTAAATTTTCCGTTGGCATCCAAATCTGGAACACGGGTTCTAGCTTTTGGCATTTCTGGTAGTATTAACCCAGTGCCAGCGCAGTTAGTGCAATCAGCTTTCTCATACAGGTAAGTTTCATGAAAGATATTATAATCTTTCTCGAATAGCGTTTCGCCTGCTCCATTACATTCTGGGCATGGATAATATTTATTTGCCATTGGATAATCCTTTCGGTCTGAGCTTTGGTACAATAAATGATGAGCTGATGTAGCTTGTCTCGATGCACTGAGCCATGCTGTCCATTTTTTCATATGGCTTGTAGACTGCTGGCAATGCGTCGCCACACTCACGCGCACTGCGATACAGCGTGGTGTCCTGTAGCTCCACGCCGCCAATGACATATGTGAGAACGAGCGTTGTATAAAATGTCATACTATTTCCCTCGTTTTAACAAATAAATAATCGTTCTTTTTGTTATGCAAATTAAAAGATTTTAATGTTTCATATTTAATATCTTTTAAATCTGTATTTAGCTGTAAACCAAATTCACTCAAATATGATTTAAGATCGCTTAATGATTTTTTACCAAAGTTTGGAAAATTTAAGAAAAATTTATCGGATCTTAATATTACATCATAAAAATATATAGGGTTACGAATGCTTTTATTTTTTTCTAGTTTGCTATATGAAAATAAACTATTACCAACCATATAATTTAAGCATCCCCAAACGCGATTTGGGAAAAAACCTTGCTCAATCGTGCTAAATAATAATTTATATAAATATGGATCTGAGCTTTCAAGATTATGAAATAAAAATATTTTAAGGCTTAATTCATCTAAATTATTTATTGCAGATATAGTTTCAATGCGATCTGTGTAAACTTTATTTTCAATTACTAATTCGTTTAATCGATTATTTAATTCACTTAATAAATCGCCCTTATCAACTGTCGGCTCAAACGATGGAACAAATGGTGTTTTTGTTGGGCAAATTGTCTCTATAACTTCACCTAATGCTTCCCTGACACTGGCAACATAAACTGGATCAAACCTATCAATAGTAATGTAAGTACAAACGTACTTACAACCACCATCTAATTTATCTTTATAATTTGGTATAATTTTTGCATACACCTCATCTGCTGGTTCTAACCAATCCAGATGCTCAAAATCTGCTAAAAGTTTTTTAGGCAGAAACACTTGGTCATGCTCATCTTTGGTAAAAGCAAAACCAAAGCCATGCTCGTGTATTGATTTAATAATTAATGTTTGCATTTTATTCTCTTTCTTCAGCTAATGTTTGTGTTCTAAAAAACCCCTCGTATTGAGGATGTTTAATCATAAATAAACGTGCATAATATGGCGTATAGTTATTACTCATTTTAAACTCTTTGCCATTTGTTTCAATATCGGTATGCCACCTAATGCGCTCAAAGATTGCTTTGCTACTATACTGGTCACGGCCTCGCTCGATCACCTCAAATGTAAAATGTTCGAACAACAAAAAAATCATAGGGTTATCGTTATGAAAAATCCACCACTTACGTTTGATGTCTTCTGACATTACTTCACCCCTTTCTCATAAATCTCATCATCAATTCTAGTCATGATGATAACCATAGCAGTCGTCAGATCCTTCAATGACGCCTCTTCAGCAACGCGGCGGATGTTCGTCCATGAACTCTCCTTAACAGTAGCCACGTCGCGGATGATTGCTGGCTGAGGGTTTTCCTCAAGCGGAGCGCTGTATCCCTGATAAGCATAATCATTGACTTTATACTTATTTAAGAAAACCAGCAAATCGGCTTTATTAGTAGGCACATCATACTCAATATATGCGCCCAGTTTTTTTGCATCAGCTTGTGTTCCAGCCCACTGCCCTTTTGGTGTAGTATATAATCGCATTTTATTCTCCTAAGTTAATGTTAATTAAGTGATCCAGATAAACTATAATTTCTGGAAGATGGACGGCGGCTAGGGCAAATAATGCCATAGCCAATCCGTCGATGATCATTGAAGCGTTCATTATACTGTCTCCTCAACTTGTAATTCTTTGAAGCCAACAAATGCACATTCAAAAACTTGGTCATATTCAGGAATTACTGTGCCATTTTCTCTTTGAGCATGAACAATAAATCTATCAAATGCCATTGAAGATCGTTGACCTAAACCATCTTCTCTATACTTCAAAACAGTTACATCATTGTTATAATCACCATTTGCAATCGTGCTACCATCTTCCAGAGTAAAAGAAGTTTTCTTGATAGACCAAGACCCCTCAATGTTATTTGTCCAGCGATATGCATATTCAAGACAATCATCAGTTGTTCCGAATGCAGATAATTCTGTTGGAATTTGAATTACAGCAACTTTTGTAAATTCTTCAATATTGCCAGTTTCGCGGTTACGATTTGCATGTTGTACTGTGATTTTCATTTTGTATTCTCCATTTGTGTTTGTATTTATTTGCTCAATATAACAGCTATTCAGATGCGGTCAAGCACTAAATATATCTTTTATATATCATTATGTTGTTGACGCCATCTGAATACCTGTTATATTGAGTGAATAAACACAAACGAGGAGACTTTATTATGACTAAGCTAAAAATCAAACCAGTTAATCACGGCACTACAAAGGCGGATCGAAACCGCTACTGTGGCGCGGCAGTTGTCAGTGCAATCACTGGTATGACAACAGGTGAGGCGGCGAGACTTGTTCGTCACCTCAGTGGTGTGAGAAGTGTCAAAGGCACTAGCACTCGCCAAATCAGAGATGCATTTGCTGAGTGTGGCGTCCGCTTTGCACCGAGGTCATATGGTATGCGTTTAAATCGCACCGATGGCGTTACACTTGCTGGCTGGTTAAGAGGCACTGTGAAGTATCGCAATGCAGAGCGTGTATTCTTGGTTGTCGCTGGGCATCACTGGCAACTGGTTCAAGGTCGCAGATATGTATGCGGTTTGACTTGCGAGATCGTGAGCATTAAAGACAAGCGAGTTAAAAGACGCGCTAGGGTTTCTGAGGTTTATGAGTTAACTGCGCCAGATGGCATGGTGATACCTCATGTGGCAAAGAAGCCAAAAAACCCAAACGCTGGGGCAACTGCAAGTAAAGCTAGGCGATTGGCTAAGGAGCTGGGCATAGAGATCGAGATCGAACATTATTACGATGACGATGAGCCTAGATACTGGTTGGGCGGTTATAAGAGTGATGTGGATTATGCAGAGATTGGGGTTATTGAAACTCACATGGCATACTCATGGTCTGAGGTTGTTGACACATTGCAGGCGATTAAGGATTATAAGGCGCAGGCAATAGCGGCTTAATTAATAAGCACTGTGGCTCAGGTTGCAGTGCTTAGATAATTAAACCTAGGAGAACAAAATGGTTGATAAGAGAGTATTAATTAATTTTAGCGAGGCTCAATATGAAGCCGTTGCTGAGGCCGCCAATAAATCGGCTCTGAGCTTTAATGCGTTTGTCAGGATGGCATCTTATATGGCGGCGTCCAAAGCTGGCGTTGAAGTTGCCAAGCCAGAGGAAGATGAATGATTGTTGTCGGTGTAGATTGTGGTTTTTCTGGAGCGATTGCACATTACTGCACGCGCACTAAAGATCTGGATGTCGTCGATATGCCTATCATCTTAAACTCAAAGGGCAAAAACGAAATTGATATTCATTCGTTATTACATTTGTTAGAGCCAGAGGCTAAAGATCGTATGGCTGTGATTGAGCAAGTTGCGTCAAGGCCAAACCAATCGTCGGTTGCCACATTTAGATTTGGCATGGGATATGGCGCATTGATTGCATGTGTGGCGGCTAACAAAACGCCAATGCATTTAGTCACGCCTCAGAAATGGAAGAAACACTTTGGCCTGACATCTGATAAAGATACCAGCCGCCAATTGGCAATGCAGAGATTTCCTGATTATGCTGAGAAGTTTGTCAGGAAGAAAGATGATGGTCGCGCTGAAGCGGCACTCATTGCGCTATATGGCGCAGAAGTTTTAAACAAGTAAATTAGGGAAAAATTATGAAAAGTTATATTTACGGAATACTTTATTTTATATTTATAATTGGATTTTCAATTTTTCTTTGGTCAATAATTATAAACGTATTAAACAAACTAATATTTTAACAAAGGAGAATACAAATGCAGATAATACCCAGCGAAGAGCTGTCAAACAAGGCATACCACGAACTGCCTGCAATCTCGTCAAGCGCTGTGAAGACAGTCGCAACGTCATCATTGTACCACTGGAAGAATGCTAAGTTTAATTCTACGCCAGCCATGATCTTAGGGTCTGCGTTTCACGCTATGCTGTTAGAGCCAGAGAAAAACCTTGTGATTAACTCAGAACTATCACGGCGTGGTAGTAAGGCTTGGAAAGAGCAGGAAGATTTTTTAGGTGATGATCAGATATTGCTACCAACAGGTGAATACGAGCAGTGTCAAAAAATGGTCGATGGTTGCCTGCAAAACAAAATGGCTAGAAATTTATTAACCAATGAAGATCTGCTGGCTGAATACAGCTTTATAGCTGAATGCCCAGAAACAGGGCTTGAGCTAAAATGCCGCCCCGATGGGCTTTTAAAAGAGGCTGGCATAGTAATAGACCTAAAGTCATGTTTAGACGCATCCTATCGTGGATTTGATAAGGCTGTAAGAAATTTCCGTTATGATCTCCAAAGTTGCGTATACAGGTACATCTTAAAGCTATGTAAAATTGAGACTACAAACTTTATATTTATTGCTACTGAAAAAGGCTCATACGCTACAGCCTGCTATGAGATGTCAGATAAATATAATAAGTACGCCGAGGCAGAGATGTTCAAGACATTGCGAAAAATCAAAGTGGCACAAGATACAAACACTTTTGATACTGGCTGGCCTGATCTGGATACAATTAATCTTCCAGCTTATCTTGATGAAGATCACGGCTTATAAACTAATCCCAGCGCAGGGGTACTGCGTAAAACAAAAAGGAGTTGCCAAATGCAACATATAATAAACGGCGTGAAAGCGCTATATCCAAGACTAAACGCTACATACAGATTTGATCAGGAAGATTACAAATCAGTCAAGTGCGATCCAAAAGATGAGGGGGCGGCTTACGAGATGTCGTTTAACCTTACAGGTGAGCAGTGCAAAGAGCTGAACGCAATTTGTATGCAGTCATATAAAAATGCGGCGGCGTTAGAGACAAGTAAACGCAAGTGGCCTGAGCAACCATTAAGTTTGCCATACAAGCGTGATGACGCAAAGCAGGGCGATTGGATTGGTAAGGCTAAACTAAAAGGCGCTTACTCTGGCGAAGCCACAAACCCACCACGTCAGGTCGATGCATCACGCAAAAAATTACCTGATGGATTTGAGTTGACATCAGGGTCAACTGTAAACATCGCAGTTACAGTCGTGCCATACAACACTGGAACGATCAATGGAATATCTCTGAGATTACGAGCAGTGCAAGTGTTAGAGCTGGCTGAAAAGCAGGAAGCAGATGATCCATTTACTGAAGTTGCAGGCGGATTTTCTGGTGGTGCAACGCCAATAAATGGTGTGGAGCAAGATCCATTTGGATTACCACCAGCCACACCTACACCATCAAATGATCTGGAAGATGACATTCCATTTTAAAATAATCACAGCGTTAGACAGAACTGATCGAGGTTTTGTCTAACGTAAACAAAAATTGAGGAAGGGATAAAATGCAAAATACAAAATTTCCAAATGCAAACTGGGATCAATATTCAAGTAAAATTATAAGTGCATTATCATTGAAAAAGACTGCCATTGGCGAATATCATGGAGCTTGTCCTGTATGCCAAGGTGTAGATCGGTTCTGGATCAAGGAAGATGCTCAGAACTGCGTGATGGTGAGCTGTCGTAAATGCTCAGATTTTGCTGGCATAAAGGACGCGCTGAGAAACCAGAGGTTGTGGCCTGATGAAAATGAGAAGCCAGTGACGAAAAAATATACAATAAGCTGGCCTGAGCCAGAGCCAGAGGCGACGCATCCATATCTGATCAAGAAAAAGATCGGGCTTGGTAATGCCAATATAAATGGCGACTTGCTGGTTATCCCAGTGATAAATGCTCAGGGCAAACGTGTTGGCGTCCAGAATATTGATCCAGCAGGATCAAAGAAATTTTCTACTGGTATGCCTGTAACTGGTAATTTCAGCGTTATTGGCGGCAAATTAGACGATCTGGTTTATGTCTGTGAGGGCTGGGCAACTGCAATGTCAGTTAATATGGCGACAGGCAGGCCAACAGTGTTTGCATTATCGGCTGGTAATTTAACTGCTGTGATAGGTGAGCTTTTCGAAGCACGCCCAAATTTACGCATTGTTGTGGCTGGTGATAACGACGAGGCAGGCATGAAAGCCCTTGAGAAGTGCGTCAATGATCATAATGTGCAATCTGTTGTGCCTGATGTCGAAGGATGGGATTTCTCTGATATGTGGGTCAATCGTGGCAAAGAGGCTACGGCAAAGGCTCTGGAAATTAAGAGCCTGCTTGATCAGGTGTTCTTTCCTAATGATGCAGTTGCACAGCTCGACAGGAGCTATTTAGTGAAGGGCTGGTTTGGTCAGGGGCAATTGTCGATGGTGTATGGCGCATCTAATGTTGGTAAATCGTTTTTCGTGCAGGACATTGCTTGGCATGTATCAGCGAGCCAAGATTGGCATGGAAACAAAGTTAAGGGTGGCGTGGTGTTATTCTTGGCTCTCGAAGGCGGCACAACCACGCATAATCGTATCGTGGCGCTTAAACAGCAATATCCAGAGCATAAGGATGTGAAGCTGGCTGTGAGGCCATTGCCACTCAATTTGCTGGATGGTGAAGTTGACGTGAATAAGATCGTTGATCTATGCGAAGAAATTAAAAGGATACACGGCGACATTGCAATGATTGTCGTGGATACGTTATCTCGATCAATGCCTGCTGGCGATGAAAATTCTCCTGCAAGTGCAACTGCTGTGATTTCTGCTGTGGATAAGATCAGGGCTACAACGAGCGCTCATCTTATGCTGGTGCATCACTCAGGTAAAAATCTGGAAGCAAAGGCTCGTGGTCACAGCTCATTGCGTGCGGCTGTGGAAACTGAGATAGAGCTGAGTTATGACGAGGCGACAGGTCTGCGAACTGCATTGGCTACCAAGCAAAGAGATCTGGAAGGCGGAAAGAAGTTTTACTTTAAGCTGAAGGTGATCGAGCTGGGCAATGATATGGATGGTGATCCAGTTACAACTTGCGTCATCATTCCAGCTAGTGAGGGTGATATTGAAGACGCCAAAAAGAAAGCTATTAAAGGCAAGCAACAGATCTTATTTAAGACGTGCTTCCAGCAACTTAGAGGCGAAGGAATAGGTAAATCTAATCCTGCTGGCGTTGGCTGGCCTGAGCCAAATACATTCTGGTGTATACATGAGGAAGAAATTAAGGCTCACTTCATGGGCAAAGTATCAGCAAGCAATCCAACCAGCACATACAAACAGGCTTATAATGGCCTACTAAGTGGCGGTCATATAGTGCAAAATGAGGGATATATCTGGTTCACTGATAGTTTTGGTAAAGTGAAGTAAAATGACACCTATTAATTACCTATTAATTGGCATTAATAATAACAATATCAATGACTTAGAGCATATCCTATTAATCATTAATAATAGGTCGTACCAAACCTATTATTATATTATTATACCTTCAGGTATAATATAATAAGAGGTAAATAATAGTAGGGTAAAATCGGGGTTAAGTAAAAAGGAACAAAGGTATGGCGAAGTGGGTCTTGCAGGCAAGCGAGGAGACGAGCGAAGGTAACGATGTCAAAACAGGAGATAGACATATGAGTGATGAGAGTATGACGAGATCAGAGGTGCTTGGCAGAGCTGATCAACTGATTAATGGTGATAGGGCGAGGCAGTACGGAAGTGCGACTGATAACTTTGGATGTATAGCACAAATGTGGAGCGCTTATCTTGGCAGGGATGTCACGGCGTTTGATGTGGCAAACATGATGGCGCTGTTGAAGGTTGCGAGGTTACGCAACGGATCTCACGCTGATAGCTCGATTGATGGGTGCGGATACCTTGCGCTGGCTCACGAGCTGGGAAATGAGGTTGTATAGGCTTGAAACAACGCCTTTCATAAGGCATACTGTATCTAGTGGGTTCTCCTCCCTCCAAACGTGCTGTTTTTGCATTTATAGCATGTTTCCCACTAGACTAGACCGCGTAGCACATCTCCTCTTCCTAGCTACGCGGTCACATTACAAGGTTAATTGACGTGACAGATTTTAACATCAAACTAACATTAGATCTTCATTGCAGGAATACTGACGAGAATGATCAGGAGCTGGACTTACTATGCGATTGGATAACTGACCGATTACATATAGTTGGAGCTGAGATCGTCATACAGTCATTAGCAGAGGCTCTCATTGAATTACATGATCAACATGCTGAGGAGACAAGCAAATTACTGCATTAATTATTGGTAGCATTGTTATACGAAAAGGGCATCGATGCGTCGTCGCAGGGGCGCGAGCGCGTAACAAATCGCAAATCTTATGTCAACACTTTCGACTATTATGAAAGTTAACATAATATACATTATCGGACATTAAGGGCATAATTGGCATTATATACAGCAATATCAATAGCTTAGGCTATTTTGTAGTAATATACAGGCAATCTGAGCTATGCGTTGTTTATTTTATACGAAACTAGATATTTATGACCCCCCCATGTGACAGCTAGAGGGGGGGTGCGTTTGCTATGTTTTCACACACACGAGTGACCCCCCTAGACCCCCTTGCAATATAGCGCTTACCTATTGTAAAATTTAAAAAAAATTGGAGAATATTAATGGCTGGCAAGGCATTACGCAGGAAGATCCTTTCAGATGTAGAGAAGAAAGGCGGAGTTGAATACCTGTTTGAGCAAATCGCATCAGGCAATACTTTGACGAAAATGGCTGTAGAATATGGCTGTTCCAGACAATATCTTGGCTCGTCACTGAATAAAGTGCCAGAATATGAGAAGGCCATGAACGAAGCCAGACGCCACGCCGCAGATGCTTTAGTCGAGCAGGGCTTAACAATGGTAGATGATTTGGATGGCGGCTCGACAAGCAGTGAAATAGCCGCCACGAGAGAGAAGGTGCAGTGGCGCAAGTTTATGGCAAGCTCTTATAACCAAGATAGATATGGCACGAGGCCACAGACAAACGTGAATATCTCAGTTGGCGATATGCATTTAGACGCCCTACGCAAAGTTAATTCCGACTTGGCGGCTATCCATAAAGAAGATCTGGAACGCGAAGCCAAAACGATTGACGCAGATTATGAGGATGTATCAGATGATTAATCTTATGCAGGGTGATTGCTTAGATTGCATGAAGGAAATACCTAATGGATCTGTAGATATGGTTTTGACTGATCCACCATATGGAACTACAGCTTGTAAATGGGATAGTGTTATTCCTTTTGAACTTATGTGGGAGCAGTTGAAGCGTATCACTAAGAAGAATGGTGCGATTGTTATTACTGCAAGCCAGCCGTTTAGTTCCGCGCTAGTTATGTCAAATGTTAAGATGTTTAAATATTGTTGGGTTTGGGAGAAATCTAAAGCCACTGGACATATCCACGCCAAAAACAAGCCTATGAAGAAACACGAGGACATAGTTGTGTTCTCAGGTGGTACAACTGTTCATGCCAGCCAGTCTGTTAATCGAATGGCCTATCATCCACAGGGGTTAAAAAGAAGAATAGTCCCGACAATACGCAAAGCTGGAGGTTCTTCAGACACAGTAATGGGCAAGCGACCTTCTCACAAAGACGTAGTTCAAGAGTTTGAGTGCTATCCAAAATCTATTTTAAAATTTAAGTCCGAGGGGAAAACAGTCCACCCAACCCAAAAGCCTGTCGCCCTAATGGAATACCTAATCAAAACCTACACCAATGAAGGCGAGACTGTTTTAGATTTCACAATGGGTTCTGGTACAACAGGTATAGCCGCTAAAAACTTAAACCGAGACTTCATTGGCATCGAGTTAGACGAAAGTTATTTTAACATAGCAAAGGAGCGTATAAATGAGTGATAACCCGTTAACAGAATTTGTCCTGCGCTATCGTGACGATCCAGTGCTATTTGTCAAAGAGGTGCTGGGCGCTACGCCATATAATTATCAGGAAGAGTTTCTCAATGCCATTGCATCTGGCGAGCGTAAAATGTCTGTCAGGTCTGGGCATGGTACAGGAAAATCAACGTCGGCATCTTGGGCGATGCTTTGGTATTTGCTTCTGCGTTTCCCTAATAAAGTTGTTGTTACAGCGCCCACGTCCAGCCAATTGTTTGACGCATTGTTTGCCGAGCTAAAACGATGGATTAACGAGTTGCCACCTCATCTACAGCAATTGATTACCACTAAATCAGATCGTGTGGAATTAACGTCAGCCGCTTCCGAGGCATTTATATCTGCCAGAACGTCACGCGCAGAAACGCCAGAGGCATTAGCTGGTGTGCATTCCGAGAATGTTCTATTGGTAGTTGATGAGGCGTCTGGTGTGCCTGAGAAAGTTTTTGAAGCGGCGGCTGGGTCAATGTCTGGTCACAGCGCAACCACGTTACTGCTATCAAACCCGACGAGATCCTCTGGCACATTTTACGAAACGCAAACCAGATTATCAAAGAGCTGGTGGACTAGGCGCTGGTCGTGCATCGATAGCCCTCTTGTATCGGAAGAGTTTGTCGAGGAAATGCGCGAGCGATACGGCGAGGAAAGCAATGCATTTCGCATACGTGTGCTTGGCGAATTTCCATTGGCTGATGACGATACGATCATACCATTTCACCTAGCCCAGAGCGCGACACATCGTGATATTGAGATGACGCCAGATATAAAGCCAGTGTGGGGCTTGGACGTGGCGAGATTTGGTACTGATAAAACTGCGCTTTGCAAAAGATATGGCAACGTCGTTACAGATATTGATGCGTGGCAGGGATTGGATCTCATGCAAACTGTGGGTCGGGTTATGGCAGAATATGAGGGATTACAGCCCAGCATGAGGCCATCAGATATACTGGTCGATAGTATTGGCGTGGGTGGCGGTGTTGTCGATAGATTGCGTGAGCTTGGCCTGCCAGTGCGTGGAGTTAATGTCGGTGAAGCCCCAGCGCTGGGCAAGACTTACATGAATTTGCGTAGCGAGCTGTGGTTTAAGACAAAGGGCTGGCTCGAAGATAGATCCTGCAAGTTACCAAAGGATGACCAGCTCTTAGCTGAGTTAACCAGCATTAGGTATAGCTTTACATCGTCGGGCAAGATGAAAGCCGAAAGTAAGGACGCAATGCGAAAACGTGGCCTAAAGTCGCCAGACCTTGCAGATGCACTCTGCCTGACAATGGCATCGGACGCGACGACTGCATTATCTGGCAATAATAATAACTGGAATAAATCTATTAAGCGCAATTTAAAGGGAATTGCATGAAAAAAAAATTTTTAAATTTGTCACCTAAGATGAAAAATTTATTGATGGCTAAGTGGATAAGGCAGTATGTGCAACGCGGTTTATCTTTGCAGGATGCACAGCACGCCGCGAGGTGGAAAGCTGGCGAGTGGAAGCTCTCAGAAAGAATGCGTAACATACTGGCGTCAATAGATGAATTGTGATATGGTCGCATAATATGTAGCAAAAAGGTTTTACCATGAAAACATGCAAGGGATGTCCTACCAAGTCAAACTGCAAGGCAAAAGGTATGTGCTTGAATGGCGGCTATGGTAAATAGAGGCATACTTAATTTCCTCAATCAACTTGATGAGGGCAAGCGATCCAGACGCAATAGCTTTGCAGAGCGTGTTGCTAATTTCCTGACGCCTAATGACGAGTTTGAATATCGCGGCGGATTGTTAAGCAATATGGATGGCACATCCGCAATGGATCGTATCGGAGAAAAG